CGACCGCGGCGACAGCATCACGCTGCTCGACGGCGAATCGATCCTGCTCGACCTTGACCAGGCCGGCGGCGTCCTGACCCTGGGCTGATGCCATGCTGAGCACGGCACAGATTGACGCCCTCACCGGTGTGGCCGGCCGGGCGCTCACCGAGGCAGAGCTTTCCGCCCTGATGCCGCTGGTCGAGATCCGCAACGATGTCGCGATCGCCGATCTCCTGTCGGTCGGTCGCGTCAAGCATGGCCCGACCCAGATCGGCCCCGGCACCATCGTCGCGGTCATGGGCGAACAGGGCGGCGCCTTCCTTGACGAGCTCACCGCCCTGGGCGAGACCGACCGGACCGTGTACTGGGGCATGGATCCCGTGCGGCGCGGTGCGTTCGACCTGAGCGTCAAGCCGGCGCGCGACTGGATCGAGACCCTGCAGCGTGACCTACCGCAATACGCGCAGGCGCTGGGCTGGCTCTTGATGCTCGGCGTCGTGCCCGACCCGATCCCTTTCGCGCTGGTGTCACAAAAACTTAACGAGGTTCCTGCATGAGCGGCGAAGTAATCACGGTGCTCGGCACCATCAAAACGCTTGAGGCGAACGGCGCGGCAATTTCGAATCTCGCTATAGGCGCCGCCGACGACGCAAGCTACGACCGGATGGGCGCGGATGGTAATGGCTTTCCGGATGGCCGCTTCGTGCTCACCTGCGCGTTTGCCGTTGCGCCGCTGGAGAATGGCGTGCTGGCACTGTACGCGCGCGAGCTCGGCATCGACGGCGCGACCGATGCCGATGTCCCGGAGGCAACACGGCCGGGCCGGGTGATCGGTTCGTTCCTGGTCAATGACCGGACAGGTTCGCAATCGATCTCGCTCGAAGCGTACAACCTGCCCCCGAAGGCGTCGTACTATCTGCACAACGTGAACACCGGCCAGGCCGTATCTGCCGGGTGGACGCTGAAGGTCCAGCCGCTGACCCTGAAGGTGGCATAAATGCCAGTCCTGCGCATCAGGCGTTCGTCGGGCATCCGTCCAGATCCGCTGCTGCGCGGGTTGACCTATCTGAAAGCCACTCCTGGCAGTGTAGAGAACGCGCTCGTCGGGTCGTCCAAGTCGACATTGCCGCTGCCAATCGAGGCGAAGTCGGGAAGATTGACCACGCGATTCACTGGCTATTCTGGCGGGACGGTCGATACCTTGCCCGGGACCGGGCAAAGTCCACGCGGGACCGTTCTGGTGTTCCACCAGTCCACATTGCTTCCGCCGAATGGCGGATATCCGAATCCCGGCTATAGCCATGTGCTGGCCGCGACGAGCTCGGGGAATACCACCGGCAGCGGGTGGTTGCTCATGCTGGGGAACGGCAACGGTTACTTGCAGTTTCGCATCTATAACCAGGACAACGGCGCGGACGTTTCGAACGCGGAAGGCTCCGTCGCAATGAACGACGGTAGGATGCATGGCTCCGTTGGAACGTGGGATTGCAAATCTGGCGGAGGTGTCAACACCTACGTCGATGGCGCTCTGCATGTCGCGGGTACCGGCATCCAGCAAGAGGTCACCATCGCACAGCCGATGCGTATCGGCGGTAGTCGTGAAACCCAGCAGTTCTGGGGCAAGTTCGACGGCAACATCGCTCTGGTTGCCGTGTGGGATCGCATCCTCTCGCGCGATGAAATTCGCAGGGTGTCGACAAGTCCGGAGCTGCTCCCGCAGCTGGTGGCGATACGCACCCTCCCAAATAGCGTCTCGTCACCGAACAGCTACACGCTGACGGCCGAGTCTGGCAATTTTTTGCTTACCGGATCGACCGCGTCAATCCGCGCCGCCCGCGTGCTCGCCGGCGGCAATGGCTCGTTCACGCTGACGGGCAATCCCGCGACCCTGCGCGCGGGCCGAAAGGTTTCCGGCGCAACGGGCGTTATCACCCTGGCCGGCGGCACGGCTGGCCTGGCCGCTTCGCGCAAGGTGGCTGCTGCACCTGGTGCGTTCGCTTTTGCAGGCGCCGCTGCGTCGATCAGGGCGGCACGCACCGTTGCCGCTTCACCGGGCGCGTTTGCCGTTGCTGGCCAAGCTGCTGCGCTTCGTGCTTCGCGTCGGCTCACTGGTGTGCCAGCGGCGCTCGCGCTGGCCGGATCGGATGCGCGGCTGACCGTGGCGCGCCGCCTGGCCGGTGCTGCTGGTGCATTCACGCTCGCCGGCGGCGCAGCGCAGCTGGTGTACTCGCCCGTCGTCGAGGGCAACGTCCTTTTCACGGAGACGGGGCAGTTCGTGCTGACCGGCTCGGCTGTGGGCATGCGCGTGACGCGGCGCCTGCAGGCGGCTCCCGGGAGCTTCGCGCTCGCCGGCGCCGCGGCAACGATCCGCTGCGCGCGCGGGCTGGCGACCGGGCCCGGGGCGTTCGTCGTCGCCGGCGGCGCATCCGTGCTGCGTGCAACGCGGCGCATATCCCTCGCACCTGGTGCTTTCAACCTGGTCGGCAATCCGGCCGTGCTGGCGTACAGCCCTACGGTCGAATACGCCCGGGCGCCGGCCGGCAGCGGCTACACCCCGCAACGCAACGAATACCAGGCGCGTCCGGCTCAAGTCGGCGGTGCCCGTCCATCCTCAACCGAGAAGAACTATCGATGAGCAAAGAACAAACATCGGCGCCGGTGGCGCTCGCCCTGACGATGGCCGAGGCCAAGCAGGCGCTGCGCATCGAAGAGGACGACACCTCACTCGACATCATGATCGGCATCTGGATCGCCGGCATCACGGCGGAGGCCGAGGCGCAGACCCATCGCGCGTTCGTCAATCGGGGCATGTGCGTGACGCTGGACGCGTTCCCGGACGCTATCCAGCTGAGCGCTCCTACGTTCAGCGTCGAGTCAGTACGTTTTCTGGATCAGGACGGCTTGTCCCGCACGCTCGCCCCGGAAGACTTCTACGTCGACCGGGTCACCGTGCCAGGTTACATCGTGCCGGCGCGCGGCAAGGCTTGGCCGGCGACCGAGGCGCACGTGAACGCGGTCTCGGTCGACTACACGGCCGGCTATGGACCAACGGCCGCCACGGTGCCGCCTGCGGCCAGGCTGTACATCCTTGCGCGCCTGTCCGAGCTGTTCGATCCGGCGGCGCGCGAGTTCAAGGAAACGCAGGCGTCGGTGTTCGTGAGCCGGCTGCTCGATGGCCTGTGGGTACCCGCCCTATGACGATCGCGCACCGACTCAACAAGCGGGTGCTGCTGCAGCAGCTGGTGAAAGGCAAGAGCACGACCGGCGCGCCGACCGAAGTCTGGGAAAACGTTATCAAGACCGGCGACGGCAAGGTCTGGGCCGGCATCCGCGATCTGACCGGCCGCCAGTTCGTCGCCGCCGGCGGCACGCAGAACGAAGTGCAAACCGAAATTGAGATCCGGTACCGGCCCGGGATCGTCGAAGCGATGCGCGTGCTGCACGGCGCCGACGTCTACGACATCAAGGCAGTGCTGGACCAGAAGGGCAAGGCGCTGCTGCTCATGTGCGCTCGGGGGGTGAACCGAGGATAGTGGGCTTAAAATAGACGAGCCGAACAGGTGGTGGAACACCAGTCCGGCTCTAACCACTTACCAATCTTTTACGGAGATTAGGCCATGGCTGACGGCGATTGTATCGCAGTAAAGAGTTGCGCTAAATGCAAAGCATCAAAAGCGCCTTCGGAGTTCTACGCGAGCAAGCGATTCAAGGACGGCCGGCGCACTGAATGCAAGTTGTGCGAGAGAACGCGGGCGCTCGACTGGCGCAACGGCAATCTTGATCGCGCGCGACAATCAAAGCGCAACTGGACATCAGCGAACAGCGTGTACGTCCTGGCCTATGCGAAGAGATACCATCAGGACAATCGCGATCAAGTGCGCGCAAAAGCGCGGCAGCGTAGTGCACAGCAATGGGTCGAAAATCCCGAGTTGATGCGAGCCCGAAACCTCGACTACAAGCGGCGGAACCCCGAGAAGAACCGTGCCGCCGCCCGCGAATGGGCGCGCGCCAATGCGGAGCGCAACCGCGCCCGCGCACGGCGATGGGCGGAATTGAATAACGCGCGGGTCATCGCGAATGTGATGGCCTACGCCAAGCTGCACCCGGAAATCCAGCGGTTGCAGGTTCAGCGGCGCCGCGCTGCACTCGCAGCAGCAAAGGTGCGATGGGAGGATGATTTCTTCATTGCTGAGATCTACGACCTGGCCAGAAAGCGAAGTGAGGTTACCGGCTTCGCATGGCAGGTGGACCACATCGTGCCGATCAAAAGCAAGCTCGTGTGTGGCCTGCACGTTCACTGGAATTTAGCCGTGATACCGGCGCGCATCAACCGGCGAAAGAGCAATCGGCATTGGCCTGATATGCCGTGATTAACGAGCTCGCTTCGGCGGGCTTTTTTATGGGAAACCGATGGCCGACAGTATGAACCTCACCGGATTCCGTGAGATGGCGAAAAAGCTGAAAGAGCTCGGGCCGAGGATCGCGAAGAATCGTCTCCGCCGTGCGAACAGTGCGGGCGCCGCAGTAATTCGCGATGACGCTCGCGAGCGCGTGCAAGTTCGCACGGGTGAAACGAAGCGCGATATCCAGATTAAGCGTGAGCGAGACCAGCGTGGCGACGACCTAGTCGTAAGCCATTCGGTCTATGTCCGGTCCGGGAAAAAATCAAGGATAGCGGGCCGCGCGCGCAATGTGGACAAAGATTCATTTCACTGGATTTTCTTGGAGTTTGGCACTGCCAAGATGCGCGCATTCCCTTTTTTAAGGCCAGCGTTCGAATCGAAAAAAGAAGCAGCTGTCGAGGCTGTAGGGAAGTCGCTTGACGAGGGGATTCAGGCTGAAGCTGAGCGATTGGCGAGGGAAATACCATGAGCATCCTGAGCGACTTCCTCGCCCTGGTCGACCCGATCATGGACGGCCAGGCGTACCGGAACGTGGTGCCGGATTCGGTGATCGCACCGTACGCGAAGTTCTTCCGCGTCACGGCCGTCGAGGGCGTGACGCTGGACGAGAACGGCGGCGACGACAACGAGACTGCGACCCGGATCCAGATCGACATCTACGGCAGCGACGTCGAGGTCGACGCAAAGGTCGCGGCGGTGAAGGCTGCCCTGAAGACCTGGCACATTTCGAACGTCATCAACCTGGAGTTCGACGCCTACGAGGCCGAAGTAAAGCTGCACCGCACCACGCTCGACATCGCCACCATCCACGATTAACCCGCATCACCATCCACAATCCGCCCGCTGATGCGGGTTTTTTTACGCTTAAAGGAACACTATGGCATCCGGCATCTCGGCTCAAAAAAGTAAGTTGTTCATCGCAACCGGCATCGGCGGCGCAAAAAACATCTCCGCGATCACCGTCGGCTTCCCGGCCATCGTGACCAGCGCCGCGCACGGGTTCAACAACGGCGACGTCGTCACCCTGGCAGGCATCGTCGGCACCATGTCCAGCCTCAACGGACAGACCCGGGTGGTGATGAACAAGACGGCGAACACCTTCGCGCTGTACGACACCGACACCAGCGGCCTTGCCTATACCTCGGGCGGTACTGCCACTCCCCAGGCATACACGAAGATCAACGGCGTTACTTCGTTCGACGGCTTCGACGGCTCAGCTGACGACAACGACGCGACCGATCTCGATTCGGACGCCAAGGAATACGTCTCAGGGCTTCGCGACGAGGGCAAGTTCGGCTTCGAGGCAAAGCGTCTGCGCACCGACCCTGGCCAGATCGCCCTGCGTGCGAACCTGATCAGCGGTGCCGTGGTCGCCATGCGCCTCGAGCTGTCCGACGGTACTGTGGTCAGCTTCACGGTGCTGGTGAAAACCATGCCCATCGGTGGCGCGGTCAATGCGATCCTGAAGGGCAAGATCGACTGCAAGATCTCTGGCGCGATCGCCGTCGTGTAATTCCACCGGCACTCCTTAGGGCGTGCCTTATACCTTTTCTTCGTAGGATAAAAAATGCAACTTCTCGACAAGGCAGCTTTTTTCGCCGCTCCCGATCTCAAGCACGAAGACGTGCCAGTTCCACAACTTGGCGGGTCCGTCCGTATCCGCGTGATGACCGGCGCCGCCCGCGACGCATTCAACGAATACATGCATTCTTTCGGTGACGGGAAGCGTCCGGCCAGCGCAATCAACGCGGCGCTCCTGGTGCAAACCTGCGTCGACGAAACGGGCGCCCCGATGTTTACGATGGACGAAATCGACATGCTCCGCGACAAGAGCGCGGCGGCGCTCGATGTGATGGCCGCAGCGGCAATGCGGATCAATGGCCTGGGCATTAAAGCAGCGGACGACGCAG